GATACAGCAATTACAGTTAGAGACGCTATGGGTGCTATCAATGGTGGCTCACCCTATGCAGTCGATGCAGTCGCTTCTTTTGGTGGTCCAGCGTTCGGATTGACACCAGGATCGCTTGAAGCTCAGATCGCACTTGTCGGTCCAGGTGGCAGGTTACAAAACGTACAAGTTATCAACGGCGTTAGAGTCACGACAACTGTTATAACGACAACTGACACTATGGATTATCATAGAATTCCAACGTTAAATGGTATGGAACATATCGCTATCAGTGCCGGCGCTATCTCAGACGTAGCCGGTGGAATCTCAGATCTAATTGGTGTAGATAATCCAATCGGTCAAGGTTTCAATGATGCTGCAAATGCGTTAGCTGACGTAGCCGACGTTGCAGCTGTCGCTGGAAACTTATCACGTGGAGTAAATGCACTTATGGGTAGAGGTCTCGGTGGTTTAGCTTCAACTGCAACTAACACTCTTGGTGTCGCGGTTGGTGCAGCTGCTTTAGCAGGTGCGTTGAATGGAAGCATGAACAACATCATCAGCGGTGGATTGAATAAGATATTAGGATGTGGATTAAATGGATTACTTGGAAACGCCGCTTCACTTATTCCTGGAGCTGGTTCAATCATAACGGGTACACTAATGGGCAAATTACCTAGTGTTCCATCTTTAAATGCAGGTGCTATCACAGCCGGTGCAATTCAAGCTACTAAAGCATTAGCTTTAACTGCTGCAGCGGCTTCAGCTGCTAAGAACATCTTTGGTAAGTCACAAGCCGAAGCAATCGCTGGAATGGTGGGAGCTGCCGCGGGTATCGCCGCACAAGTAGGTTCATATAAGATGATTACACCTTTCGGTGATACTATTCACGCAGTTGCTACGGGTATCGCTATCGCCGACCAAGTGGGTTCATCTATCGGCACTATCGTTCAGGGCAACGCGGCGTTCCCTAACGGTTATGGAAACTTTGGATAATAAAAATGGCTAAGAAAGTTTCAAATGATAGACTAGCAGATCATCCGGACGCTCCAGATGCTTATCTAAAACATGTTCGTACGTCTGTCGATGGTAGCTACCATATGGTCTCTATTGATCCTGATAATCGTCAAAAGATTGAAGGGTTCTTAACTAGTGACGGCGGCTTCCACGTTAGTTTAACTAAAGGCGACGGTGAAGTAAATCAATCGTCGACTAACGGTGTAAAAACATTTTTTGATAGCGTTACTTCTACTGCGACCGGACACAGTGATAGTAACGTTGGCGGCGGTGAATCGAGCAGAAACGGACAGGGTGGACACCAAGAAGATGGTGGCGACTCAACTAAAGCTTCTCAAGGAACACAACAAAACGCAACGTCCGACTCAAAGAATGATATAAGCAAAGGCGGCAACGGCAAGCACCAGATGAATGGTGATCAAACGTTCGTCGTAGAAGACGGTGGTATATTCTACAACGTAAATGATTTTAATGTTAACGCTTCTAAAACTGTATCGATGGCTGGCCAGGAAGATGTCTTCTTAACTTCTTCGGCCGCTTTAGCAGCATACTCTGCCAAAGGCACAGACATCACTTCTGCTAAAGACATAAATATATCTTCTAGTACTAAGATCACTATTAGTGTTGGAGGTTCGTCTATAGTCATAGAGCCAGATAAGATCACTATCAAGTCTGCAGCAATTAACTTTGAGAAACCATGATGGCATACTCTCACGTACACGGTAACTCGAGAGCATGTGGCGCGACTACGATAGTAACTGGACAAGATTTTGTAAAGATAGAAGGTAAATTATGGTCGGTTGATGGTGATAATAATACGGACGGTGGTGGACCTCTATCAACGTCACACGGTTGGTTAAAGATTAACGGCAAGGGTGTTATAGTACAAGGTGATTCCGCGGCCGGTGATGCATTATGTCCTATTCCCGGCGGAGCTCATTGTGCACCAAATGCTACTGGTTACGATGACTTAGTTCAAGTATCATAAGAGAAACAGATGGTTACTAGAGCAGAAAGTATAACACAGACACAAAAGAAAGCTGAGACGTACTCAGACTTTCCGAGCAGCTTCACGAAGCATCCTATCACTAAAGAACTAGTTCTTTTAAAGAACGAAGACTCGGTGAAGCAAGCTATTAAGAACGCTGTGTTGACTGAAGTTGGTGAAAGATTCTTTAATCCATACTATGGATGTGGCGTTAGAAAAGTACTGTTTGAAAACTTCGGCCCATTCATGGAAGAAGAGCTTATCAGACATATCAACTTAACCGTTAACCAATTTGAGCCACGTGTTTCTTTACTTAATGTTACCCCATACGAAGACCCAGATAATAACTCATTATCGATCAACATCGTTTTTTCCGTAATAAATAATCCAGAACCAGTTTCGTTTACAATTTTCCTTAGAAGAGTCAGGTAATGGCCAATAATTCGATCACGCTGTCTAGCTTAGACTTTAACACTCTGAAGCAAGAGTTTAAGAGCTACCTGTCTTCTCAGTCGGCATTCAAAGACTATAATTTCGATAGCTCGAACATGAACGTCCTTATAGACGTTATGACTTATAACAGTTATCTCAACTCGTTCTATCTCAACATGGTCGCTTCTGAGATGTTCTTAGACTCAGCTCAGAAGCTTGACTCGGTCGTATCTCACGCCAAAGAGATGAACTATGTTCCTCAGTCTGCTAAGTCATCAACGTCTATCATCTCTTTCGATGTAACAACTTCAGGTGTCAACGGTGTGTTGGCTATTCCTAAGGGAACAACATTTAGTGGTACAAACGCAAACGGCGTCTATACATTCATCACTGATAAGTTACACAACTACACTTCTCCAAACTCAGTTTATTCAATAACAGATCTTACGGTTTATGAAGGTACGTATAACACTGACGTCTTTGTTATGGACTACTCAGTTGAGAGTCAGAAGTTTGTTTTAACGAATCAACTTATCGACACGAGCAGCATCACCGTAACAGTCAATGAGAGTGGATCAAACACTGTTTACAGCGTAGCTGAGACACTTTTTGGATTAGATCAAAACTCTGAAGTTTACTTCTTACAAGCAGCTCAGAACGGTTTATATGAGATTGTGTTTGGTGACGGTCTGTTCGGTAAGCAGCCTGATAACTTAGCCGTTATCTACGTTGAGTATCGCGTATGTCACGGCACAAAAGCTGACGGTATCACAAATTTGATCTGCACGAGAGATATCGGTGTAGATAATAACGGCTCAGCAGTTTTAAGCAACATCACAGTTAATCAAACATCAACGGGCTCAGCAGAACCACAGTCTATTGAGTCTATTAGATTCTCAGCTCCTCGTTACTTTGCAACACAGCAGAGAGCTGTAACGACTGACGACTTTTCTTCTCTAGTTCTTAATAATTTTGGTGGACAGTTTGATGACGTAACTGTCTACGGCGGTGAGACACTCGAACCTAAGCAATACGGTCGTGTAGTCGTAGCTCTCAAGCCAGCGGGTGGGACTATCGCTCCACAGTATTTGAAGGATGATGTTTCTTCTTTCTTAAAGAATTACACTTCTCTTCCGACTCGTGTTATTGTTGCGGATCCGGAATATTACTATGTTGGTATCAATACACGAGTACAATATAACAAGCAAGCTACGACTAAGCTTTCTTCAGAGATTAAAAGTATCATTAGAGATACTATCTCAACGTTTAATACCGATAACTTATCTAAGTTTGGGAACGATTTCCGCTACTCAAAGTTTGTAGCTTCTATCGATAACGCTGATGCGAGTATCACCAGTAATGATACTGACGTATACATCGTTAAAAGAATCTCACCTACATTAAATTACGCAACTTCTTACACCATTCCGTTTAATAACCAAGCTGAAACAGAAGTTGAATCTCCCGGTTACACGAAACTAAATGCTTTAAGTGATGAACCTATGATTACATCGTCGGCGTTTACTTACGTAGATGCTAGCAACGTTGAGTGGCCTAACTGCTACTTCAGAGACGATAACATCGGTGTCATTCTTATCTACACAGTAATTCAGGGTAAGTTTACTATCTTAAATAGAAACGCTGGTACGATTAATTACGCTACCGGTCTAGTAACTCTTAAAGCATTTAAGACATCTTACTACGATCAATATATCGCTGTGAAGTTTGTGCCAGCAGCTAAAGATATCATTGTTAATGATAATAGTATCTTATTGATTGATGTTAATAGTACAGACGTAACGGTTGAAGTAATCGAGACTATCAAGTAATGGAATTCTCAGTCGAAAAGAAGATATCGAATTTTATTGAGTCTCAGTTTCCTCAGTTCTATCTAGACGAGGGAGATAACTTTGTAACGTTCGTAAAAGCTTACTACGAGTGGATGGAGTCTGC